TGCCCCAATCACATCATCTGGCAGAGATCGGTATAAGTCCACCATCTCTTTGAGTGATTTTTTTGTCCTATCTATGTATTCTGGAACTTTCAATTTTATTAACTCACGATTTTGCTCTAACCATTGACCAAATGCTTCATCTAGTTCGTTTAGTTGCTTTTTCAGTTCGTCAAATACTCCAGCTTTCATTATTCTGTTTCGTAGTTGAAACCACTTGTCTGAGATCATTGACATAAGACCATCCCATGTTTTTCCCAAACTGTCTGCTGCTCCTCTAAATTTAGAGGCTGGGTCCTCCCAAGCTTCAATTAATTTTTTCCTTGTTTCCTCTGCTGAATAAGAAACTCCTGCTTGAAATCCTAACATAGCCAGGATGCCTCTCTCACGAAACATGTCTGCTGCTGCAGCTCCTGCCGAATACATGCGAATGATCTGACCGGTAGTATCCTCAATACTCATCCCTGCTGCTGCGGCAAGATCCCCAATCATCGGCATCCATCTTTTTATCTCATCCACTCCTCCTTCCATAACTCCCGACAATGCTGTAGCAGAGGCCATTATGTCCTCATACCTAAATGGAACTTTAGAAGCATAATCGGCCATGGCTTGGAAAAGCCTGTTCCCTTCTTCGACAGACCCTAACAGCACCTTCAGTCGCACTTGAAAATTTTCAGCCGTTCTAGCTGCATTTAAAAAGCTTGTCACTAATCTGCCTGCTCCATACCCAGCAAACCCCGCCATCAGCATTCCTCTAATCGAGGTAAGTCTCTTGATAATTGAAGACAAACCACTTTGGGCTTTAGCCATCCAACCAGTAAAACCTTTCGCTAAGTCTCTTTCTACTTTACTCGCTGTCTTTTTGGTTTCTTTCTCAGTGGTACGAAGAAACTTCTTAACTGTAACAGTTCCCTTATCATCCACCACTAAATCAAGTTCTATCTTATCGGCCATTTGCTCTCTTCTCCAATATGGCTTCAGCAACTACCAAAGCTTTCTCAAATAATGCTTGGCGGTCCTGTGTGGGTACATCATAAACCTCAAACACCAACTGAATAGCATGGTAATTCACTCCAAATTCTCCAACAAGACCTGGTAACATTCGAACTATATAAAACCAAGCTTCGTGATTCCCTGGCCATAAGGCCTCTGTAACCTTACAATCCCCACACCGCTGCTCTCTTATAATTCCGTCTTTTAAAGCTTTATCACATTCACGGCATGGGTCCAGCCCGCCTGGATTTTTTAATCTTGCTGTGATAAAGCTTCTGAGTTTTTTAACTCCTCCTCTAGTTTCTGTTCTTCAAAGCTGTCCAAACTCGTTATGGACTCTCTAATGAAATCATCAAATTCGTAGGCTTCTTTCAGCAAAGTGATTTTGTTGTTTTCAGTACAAGGAATGTCTCCTTCTATACCACTAACATCAACAGGGAGAATCCTAGCAAGAGTTTCAGGGGTAAGACCTTCCCAATCAAGAATATAGGCTGACAGTTGTTTGTAGAGCCTGTCCTCATCAGGGCGATCCACTCTTTGGTGCGTTTTCTTGTCATAAGTAATGACAGTACACCTCTCAATTAATCGCCTCAGTTCCGCTCGTGTAATAAACTTGACCTTGCATTTGAAGTTGTCCACAAATTCAGGAGTCCACCCCACTACTTCCTTCTTCTTCGTCTCCATTAGTTGCTTTAGATCTACCATCGTTAACCTCCTTTGTTTCTTTTATCTCCTTTATGATTATATGAGCCTCCTTAGCCCACAGTTCATTTTTCCTCCCTTTTATATCAGAATAAAATAAATGAACAGATCCTGTTGCTGAAGCGTCTAATTCTACAGTAATTGCTCCGTCAATTTGATCCATTATCTCTTGCCCTTCTAGCTCAAACGTAAAGGTTTGAGCTGTTTTATCAAAAACAATTCGTATCATCCTAGCCTCCTCTAAGCATTAGGAGTGAATGGAGGATAACCTAGAACCTGGAAACTTACTGTTTCTGACACAGGTCCTGTCATGCCTACAGGTAACTCAAACCCCGAGAACGTTACCCAACAATCAAAATGATCACCTGTTCTGTCGTCATCTGGATCATAAGTAAACAGTTGTAAAAAGAAGAAATCCATTGTACCGTCAACGTTGTCCTCAAAGTCATCCCACCAATTACTGCCTACAAACCAGCCTTTAGCGGACCCGTTAGCAGAGGCATGACCGGCCATGAAGTTCTTCCAATCATTTTGAAAGGAATTGTACTCACTTACTTCTAAATCGACGGACAAAGTCCATTCATATAAGTACCCTGTCTTCACCAAGTTACCTGTGGGGATATAAGCCCCAGTACCCGAACAAGTTGTCGTGCCTGGTGCATCGGAAAAGTGAGCAACTCCATTAGCATAATCAATGCCTATAAGCATCACAGAATTTGTAGGATTAAAAGTCACAGTAACGTTGGGATTGAGTATCCTTTTCGCCGAGTCTGTAATCTGAGCATCGTTACCTGTGACAGTACAAGGTTCATCAGATAGATCCCCAGCTACTCCATTCCACTTATAGATGATGCCTTTCTTACCGTGTGTAGTAGCCATTCTACTTTCTCCTTAGCTTTATACAACAGTTAAGCTTAGTGCTCCTGTTCCCTGAAACCCGATACTAACCTTCACAGTACCTGCTATGGAAGGGTTGACCTCAACCGAGGTTACGATGAGAGAGCCAGAAAAATAGTCATCACTATCCTCTAGCTCAAATCTAGCATCGGTAATAGTGGTCCCGGGCGATGCTGCAACCAGGGCATCAATCAATTCCTTCTGGTAAGTATCGCTAGGATCGAAATTACCAGACATTGTCCCCGACCAACTTGCTAGCCCAGCCAGATAGGTCTTCCAGTTATCTCCAAACTGGGTATCCTCATCTACATCAAGACTAGCAGTAATGGTCCATTCACCCATCTCAGCTACTTTGTTAGCCCCATCATCCAATGTTACCTTACAAACCTTTCCATGAATTGGGTAAGCCATTTTTCTGTCCTCCTGCTTTATTAAGATTTACGGTGACGCCCAATCATATCTATACGTCACCTGAATATCCATTTCGAATACTCCTACCTTATCGGACAACAGTCCTTCAAATATTCTGAGGTTCTTGACTTGAGTCCATCCTTGTCTGGACCATGTGCCAGGGGTCATCAGCAGCTTCTCCACATCTGCAACAAGTTCATCCAAAGGATCATAGTTACCATCTTCTGTTATATCAACATATCCTCTAATTGTGATAGAAAGAACCCTTTGTGATTGTCCGCTCATGGAGGATTCCTCAGTAGTAGCCATAGTATTAAAGAAACACAAAGCCGGTCTGCTAAGCATTTGATCATAACCATAAACACCTCGGCGAACTTCCTGCACATTACTTTGATACCCATTAGCTACACATATCATTTTCAGTGCAGTTTTAAGGTCATTTAATATTTCCCTTCTACTACTAACTGCCACTTAATACTCCTTCCCTCTGGAGGCGTTTCTTAATCAGAGCCTTAATATGTTCAAGAGAATCTGCCACTCCAGGCTTTAAATAAGGTCTTGCAGGCATCTCAACCTTCTTCACTGTTACCCATTTTCCAGGTTCAACTTGAAAACGAAGAGCCTTAGCAGTCTTTGGTCTTATGATTCCACCTAACTCATGTATCCTCGCATATTTGACTCCATAACTCCCGACGGTTCCTATTAGCCTTTTATCTTTCCGTTCTACTTTAGAACGAATAGAACTTCTCAAGTGTCCTGTAACCACTCCTAGTTTCTGTGGTCTAGGACCAGTAAGATACTCGGTCTGAATGACTCCTATAGCATGTTCCAAACCATCCTCAAAAGCAGGCCTAATCACATCAAGCAGATCCTTTGCTTTCAAACTTCTTTTCAGCCTCAAGCTCATTAGTTCCCTCTTCGTCTATTCAAATCTGCCAACAAAACAAACTCGGGTAGCAGATTATCTCTGAGATTTTTGTAACTAGTAGTGCCTCCTTCCCCAGTAGCTAGACTTGATATGTGCCAAGATTTATTTTTAGCTTGTTCAAACCAATGAGCAACCTGTCGAACTAAGATGTCTTTTAACCATCCCGGCACTGTTTCATCAGAATAACCAGCAGTATATGTCACTTTTATGTTTTGTTTTCCTTCATAGAAATAGCCATTGTAATGAATAATTCCATTTTCGTAATCAACACGAAAATCATCCGAATCTATTTCTGAATCATCTCCCCATTCCCAATCCGGATCATCCCACAGTTGTATTGTCTCCGAGCTGTCAACTGGGTAATTTTTTAAAAGTACAATACTATTGTAACGTGGACTATCATAGTACTCTGTATGAGTAGTTTTTGCCCAAGTACGGTTAGTCAGTTCATCCCACAATTTCAGTACCGCCCCTACAATAGTATTAAGAAGAAAATCATCCCTAGTGCTGTCTATATTAAGTTCAGCCTTTATATCATCAATTGTTATGAAAGCCATATCTAACTCCTGTCATTATATCAACTAAGGTGCGTGCGGCCTTTGGCCAAGTAAACTGTCCAGCGATACGTTGATAAGCTTTTTTGCCTTTCCTTAATGCTTTATTATAATTTTCATAGACTTCTAACATCTTCTCACTAAACTGCTCCCACTTAGGAGCTGCGGCATAAGTATATGCACCAGGCTCGTCGAGAGCCTCAGATCGGAAGTAAATATTCTTCTTCTCCAATTTATAATCTACAGGATAGCCGACCGTCTCGTCAAAGAAATCAGTCACTCCTGAATAATAGGTCGATATGCAAGGAAGTCCTGTTCTCATTGCCTCTGCCAAGGTTAACCCGAACCCTTCTCCATGAGTAGGAAAAAGAAAACAATGAGCCGAGTGGTAAAGTTTTATCAAGTCTTCTAAAGGCAACTTTCTCCCGTCTAATATTACATTTCCTCGTCTCTCAACCTTACCCCACATAGTTGTCTTAAGATAAAGTTCTATATGTGGCGATCTGCTATATCCTGCATACTCCCAAATGTATATTAAATCTTTCCAACCTTTCCTCTCATTTGGTGCTCCTACCCATAAAAATCTGAAAGGCTTCTCATTTCTAGGGAAACGACGTTTTTTGTAAGCAAAACAAGGTTCCACGCCATGGTTGACCACAAAGATTTTGTCTTTCGGGAAATACTTGCTGAACTTTTCTCTAACCCATGTCGATGGAGTCAACAAATAATCAGCTCGTTGAACATTCTCTACCCAAGGATCTGGTAAAGTTTCACCTTCAAACATTGTAAATAACCAGTTAGTCTTACCAGGAACTTTCTTTGCATAAAATTCTGGTGCTATTATCAGAAGTACATCTTCTGCATCTTGTGACAAATCTGCAATTTCCGACACGTACTTCCTCAACGTCCTGTTATGCACTGCGTAACCATAAGCATTCCCTATTGCCTTATGTTCTGGTATATCAGTGAACCAGAATAATTTGAACCTTTCAACCGTATCTTCCTTGGGCAAAGTTTGCGCTGTTGTAATCATCCAAAGAACCTCTTGGCTTTGTTGTCACAATGGAATACACAATCCTGGTCGCACTTCTTAATTTCATAAACAGGGTTGAAATCTGAAACATGACCAATTATTCCATACCATAATAATGCACTGTAGCATCTCAATACTGTGCCATCTGGCATGAGAGCAAAGTATTTGCTGCCTGCATCGCACCAAGCATAATGTTGAGGATTCCATTCCAAGGGAACTTCCTCTATGTATTTGATTAGCCCGCCCTGGTCGAGTGCTTTAATTTTCGCCAACATCTCAGAATGTTTCTCCCAAGAGAATCCCATACTAAGTACTGGATGAACATTAACTCCAATTCTCTCTACACCAGCAAAGTATAAAATATCATCTACTGCTTGCTGAAAATTATCTGGAGTGACTACAATGGTTATCCTGACTATTCCGTAATCTTTCAGAAATCGGACATTCTCCAAAAATAAATCCTTTTTTCTTTCGTGCCAGCTAGCAGTCCAAGCTTTACATCTTGAGAGATCTATTTCCCGAACTTTTACTGTTAATGTATTAGAAGTCACCGCCCAAGTACACCCACTGGGGAGATTAGCAACCAGCTCCTTAAAATCTGAGTAGACAGTAGGCTCACCACCAGTAAATTCCAGATGGAAGGGAGCCAACTTACTCAAATGCCTTAACCATTCCTCTGCAGTAAGTTCCGGACCGAATTTCCACTTCTTATCAAAGCACCTCATTATGTAGCCTTCATCATTGACAGGCTCAGTATGATAGTCGCAGTAAGAGCAGTTCAGGTTGCATTTCCATGTTGGAACAAAAATGATTGTTCTGAGTTCTTCCATAATATCCTTCTATCCCTCCTTTATGAGCTTTCCGCCTTTCTCTTTCTTGTAAGTCTCTTGACCTTCGTGTATGCTTTTTTAGCAGCTTCAGTTGGATCAATAGCTTTTTCTACTTTCCACTGATACCTTCTGGGAGAGGTGGAAGTTTTTTGATGAAACACCTTACACTCTTCTCCTTTCAATACGGTCTCAGTACGGCCACAAGCAGCACATGTCCTTTTCACCTTGTGATCAAACTCTATATCAACTCCACCACATACTGGGCAGGTAAGATTAACGAGAATCTTCTCGGCAATCCTGTAAACCTTTCCGCACTTCTTGCACAAAACATTAACCATTATCTATCATCTCCTGTTTTGTAGATAACCATGCTGTTTGTTCTTTTCTTTCCTCCAGCTTAGCCCCACACCTAGCACACTTCATCTGCTTATTTACAACAAGCACTGAATAACAAGCATAACACTTCGGACAACAGTAATATATTATTTCTTCGACTTTCCTATCAGCTATCATTATCTCTCCTTTTCCTCCTTTTTATAGGTGGGCAAGGAGTGGGCCCATAAGAAAACCTTGCCCACCAGGTTGTGAGGTCTGACTGAGAGGGAAAGGAGGTAAAAAGCCTCTCGCCAAACACCAAGACCTCACGCTAGGTTTACGATGCAGCCGTCAGTAACCTGACGAAACCATTAGCCAACCCGATCTTCATACCCCACCTCTGGTAGAGTTTAAAACGGGTACGGTTGGTTGTCCA